ACACCAGATAATTCTGTTTGTTTATCTCTCCATGTTTGATCACGTTCTGGATGTAAATACCAAGGAAGTCTAATAGTATTGAATTTATTTTCCTTAGCTTCGGCTTTTATCCAAGTTTGATGAAAGAAATTACCAACACCATTTGGTGTACTTAACATGATTGCTCTACCACCAGTACTTAATGTATATTGTGCAGACAACCAAATTTCTTCAATGTTATCAATAAATGCAGCTTCGTCAATAATCAACAATGACAATGCAGAAGAACGACCTGATGTACCAGCAGATGATACGGCTTTAATCTGTGAACCATTTGTTAACCTTAAACTCAATCTATTATCTTCTTGTTCTTTTACTTTCAACCAAGACGGAAGATTGTCATTAGCAAAACGAACACGGGTAACAATTTCTTTTGATGTTTCTTGATTAATACTAATACAAAGAACATTTTTATCCTTGTGAAATACCATTAACCACAAACTATATGCTGCGGTTAATGTACTAATACCCATCTGTCTAGATTTTAATATAATATTAAAATCATGATTTACTAAGTCAGTTAAAGTTTTTTCTTGAAAGTCATACAAATCAAAGTTTACAGTTCCACGAATAGGATGTTGAATCTTAACATATTTCTTCATGAAATAAATTGGATCTACAAGACATTTCTTATATTCCTCTTTAATTACTTCCTTAAGTGTTTTTTGTGTACTCATTGATTTAATCCATCCAAAACCATTTGTTTTGCTTGTTTCTCGGTTTCTGGATTATAATTTAATTTCGTCAATTCTTCATTGGCTTTTGCGATGTTTTCATCAACATCTTTTAAATCGTTTTTCAAATCAGATAAAACTTTAACCATTTGATTAGTATCATCCGTCCAAAATTCACTACTTCCATCATCATTGAAAAATTGTAATTTTTCGTTCGTATTTTTTTCTAAGTATTCAATACTATCAGTGATATTTTTCTTAAAATCTTTCATTTCAGAAAGCATACTATTATAGATTTTATATCGTTCATAGTCTGCATATACACCCAATACTTTTAATTTGGTGTCAAATGAAATAGTACAATCATAACATTTACCTGTTTTAGGATAAAATCTATCGTCTAAATAATTACCAAATTTCATATCCGCATTACAAATGCTACATCTTTGATCAATTTTTATTTGACCACATTTAGATACTTTTCTTTTGGTATTGTTTTTCCAAATCCATTTATTACCTTGTCCATCTTCCCATTCTTCACCTTCTTTTCTTTTACTATTATTTAAATTAGGATCATATCCCACTTGAATAAATGGACGGTTTCCATCAACATAATCTCTAACGATATTAAGATTGCTTTTTCCTGTTGCTCTTTTCATAACTTTACTTTTAATCTTTCCAATTCCTTTTTGAAATCATCCAAGATTTCAGTTCTTTTATTTTTATAACGAAAAGTATTACCTTTCACTAATTTAATTAGTTTTTCTAAAGTGTTAATGTCATTAAATGTTACATTATCGCCAAATAAAAATTCAGCAACATCATCCATATCGGTATAAACAGTTTTTATATTTTGTTTTTCCTGTTTACCCTTTTCATTTGTTATAACATCCGCACTTTGAAGACCCTTTTTCCAATTCATTTGATATCTCTTCATCTTATTTGGATCTTCGGTGGATTCATAACTATTAGACATAATATTCATTAATAGAATGTTTCTTAATGCGGCCTTATACTTTGAATCTGGAGCACCAGATAAAGATTTAACCATGAAATTTAAATCACCAATCATTAAATCAATTTGTACATAACCATCTTCATTTGGTATTTCCGTAGATTTCACTGGATTGCCATTTTCATCAATTATAGGTACATTTAAATGCAATTGGTCCAGACCTGTATTTATTTTAAATGCGGGTTTAGGAACTATTGATGGTGTGTTAGCGTCTGCATGTTGTTTTAGTTTATCATAAAACATCTTTTTATCATAATCATAATTTACACCAAATAATTGATTCAATTGTTCAGTTGATACTGCAACATCAATATCACCCAAGACTGGTTTGGATTTATTTCCAATAATTTCATAATTTAATGTGTCAAGATTCCATATTTTTAAACCATTTTTTATTGTGAAATCTAGATATTGTTTTGGTAAATCACTATTAGCCGCAACCGCATTACCACCTTCTGTAATTAAAAATTCTTTTAATATATCATTGACAATTTTATTTCCCAAATCAGCATGTTTTTTGATTTTATCAATAGATGCTTGAGTTTCTGGAGTAGTTGCTTTCTTTTCTTTCTTTGAATATTGTTCAATCATCTTTTCTGCGTATTTGTCTTTTATTGCTTTAATGAATGAACCATAATCAAATCCTAAATCTGTAAGAATTCCATTTTTGTCAAGTGTTTTTGCAAATCCAAGAACACCTGTAGTTAAATCTTTTAATTTAACATCATTTGGATTAACACCACTGTGTGTGGATAAATTTTGATCTATATCAGTAATTTTCTTTCCAAATAAACCAGCCAAAAAGTCTGCCAAATCTCTTAAAAATGTACGAGGACTATTAGATATCAATTTATCTACAACATCTTTTCTTAACATTGGAGATACAATCTTACCATCTTTAAATTTAGCTCTTACTCCTGTATCACCAATTCTAATATTAAGAACTTCTGCCAATGCGGCATACATTCCTCCCATTGTAAATCCTTTTATACCTCTTTCAGGTGTAAATCTAGCAGCAAACCAATCTTTATATATTTTTGTAGTATATAATAAATCTAATTGAACCCAATCACCATCGTCAAGTTTAATTATAATCTGTTTACCGTCAGATCTTTTTGCACTTTCAATATCAATATAATTTTGTCCACTGGTTTCAATGAATTGAATTACATTTTTGATATATTCTTTCTTTGTATCGCTTCCGTCTTCATTGGTTTCAATAGGTATAACAACCATTACATCAATATCACCATAAGTTACTTGTGCTTTATCGTGTTGGTCTTGCTTGTAGTAACCAGCAGAACCCAAGATTTGATAATCTTTAATCGGAGTTAATGGTATATTACTTAAAAACATATTCAAATCAGCCAAAAAAACTTTGAACTTTTCAGTTGATTTTTCAATTGTATCCGGTGACAAAACTGTCTTGGATGTAAGTTCTGGCTTTAACCATCCACCTTCATCAATTGGTTGTTTATGTGCAGCTCTATTTGCAGCGCTGAATTTGGAACGAGAAACATACTTAATGTCACCTTCTGGATGAGAGAATACATAACCTTCGCCTCCGGGTTCATTGCCTATATATGATTTAATTTCACTATCTTGATTGTCTATTTGATTAATAATTTCATCTTTAACCGACATTATTTCCACAACAACTTTCCATAAAGATTCAAATCCAGCACGATTACTACTAACATATTCAGTAATCTTCTTTTTCATTACATCTGTAAGATTACTTTGACTAATCCATTGTAGAAAATCGTCGCCAATATTCACTAATCCAGTATCAACTTTACTATTCAAGTATTTATATAATACATCGGGAAAATTAGTCATCTTCATACTTGCCAATTTGGATGGATTAATAAAATCATCTATATTTCTAGCATGTTTATTAATATAAAGTATAATATCTTTTAATCTTTTTTCATTTACATTAGGCGGATTATTTACAGATATTGGCGGTATTACTAACAATTGTTTACCTTGAAAAAGATTATAATTTGTGATCGCAGTTTCATTTCCAAAACTATCCACTTCTCGGTGTACTACAACCGAAGCTTTGCTTTGCGTAATCTTTCTTCCCAATTCAGAATCAATACCAACCGCATAAGTTACAATGTTTGGTTTGAAAACATATCGTCCATTTTCAATTAATGGCGTATTGAAATACAACAAATCCCCTTTAAAATAACCTCTAAATGTTGTTGGAACGGCAGATTCAAATACAGAAAATACATTTTTCATTTCTTGAACAAATAATCTATATTCGTCTGTTTTAACACTTTTACCTCTATTCAAAAACATTTGTTGCAATTCTTCTGGAGATGTTGGTCTACCATTATAACCTTTCGCAACAAATCCACTTTTATCAGTTAATACAAACTTACCTTCATCGTTTCTTCCGAATATAACTGCAGGAGAACCATCCCATTTCATTGTTACATTTTTATATCCGTCACTTTCCAAATCAATGAAACTTTTGATTGAACGAATAGCTCCTTTGGAACCTTCCCAAAATATCAAATCTTCTGCGTGATCTATACGGGCTGCTTCGTTTATCAATATATTAGATACCAAAAATTGTTCTAAATTATTCAGCTTTATCATATGGTTTTAAAAATGTTTTATCAAATGTCGTAATTGCTTTGTTGTAGGAACGTTTGGTTTCGTCAAGAGGATTATCTGTAAATTGCCAATTCCAAAATAATTCATTTGGTGTTTTAAATCCAAAAAATTGTAATATTTCTTTTTGTGTTTGAGTAACATCTTTTCCATTCCAATTTTGACCTGTAGCAATAAATCCTGAATCTATATCTTTTACTATATTGCTTTCACCCAAAGTAGAGTGTCTGTTCTCAATCCACGTCAATCTTTCAATTAATTTCTGATAAAAACCATTGGCTTGTCCCCATCTCACACTAGCAAAAAATAAAACAGTATCACTTTCAAATAATTCTTTACTTATTTTCCATAATTCATCACTTTTATTATTTATACTAGCCCAGCAACGATGATCACCTGTGGGATTTTTTTCTTTATCTTTTAATGAAGCATCTTTTGTTCCACAATGATTTCCCCATTTAGATGATACGTTACCTTCACACGGAAATATGTTTAACTTGGTTGTATCAATCAAAGTTACTTTTT